TAGTGCTAATACTGGATCTAAATCCGGTACTGTTCCTGACGAATGGAAAAAAATTGTTAGTGAAGGATTAATGAGTGATTATGAGCATGCATTCATTAAGAAAACTATATATGATAAAGCTCTTGATAAAATAAAAGGAAAAGCTAGAGAATACGTCGATAAATTTAAAGCAGTACAACAAGTATTGTGGTCAACTGCTGTTGGTAGTGGTGCCGGTGGCGCAGCAAATATATTTAATTCTGTTGGTGAAAAAGCACAAAATGTTTCAGAATTTATTAAAGCTGTTTATGAAAAACGTAGTACTAAATATGGTAGTTCTACTGCTGGTGTACAAGCAAGTATGGTAAATAGATTTAAGGATGAATCTAAACTAGCACTTGGTATGATTGGTGGAGAGGGTGATAGTACTATGCAAGTTGCTAGTGCATCGACTCCTTCTGCTCCTACGACAGATACAAAACAGGCACCCGCTAGTTCTGGTGGTACACAACCGGTACAGACGGCATCTGCTTCTAGCGATTCTTCTGGTATCGCAGGGTCTGGTCCTAGCGTTGGCGAAACACAAGCTAGTCAGTCTATTGCAAAACAATCAATGCCGAGTTCAAGTGGTGGTAATTCATTAGCTATGAATGCTTTTAATGGTATGGATAATACGGTATCAACATCAAATACTGTTGCACAGAGAAGAGGTGCAGTTGCTTCAACTGCTGCTAGAAACAGTACGATGTCTGCTAATTCTACTGCCAGAGATATTACAACAACTGCTAATACTGTTGCTGATACTGCAAAAAGTATTGCTTCATTGACAAACGTTATGAAAACTGCATTTGGCGTTAAACAAGATGGTACAAGCATAATGCATGATATGCATAAAACATTAGCTACTAATACTAAACAACCTCCGATGGTCAATATGCCCATTTCTACACATCAGGATAATCGTACTCAGGTTAGTCATAATGAAGAAAGTGGTAATAAAGATGCTTATGATGGTTTTGGTATAAACATTCAAAAACAGATGGTGGGGTAATTCATGACAAGCATAGCCGATAATAATGAAACACTTGTTAGAAATGCATTTATTGTATCATTTTCAGAAACTGGTGATTTTAATAACTACATAGAAGTTCTTGGTTATGAACTTCAGTCTGATTTAGGAACTGATGGTAGTGGTACGGTTGATAATCCATCAACACCTACTGCTGTACAGTCTATGTTAGATTCTCCAAGTGCTGATGGTGCTATTCCTGTATATTTTACAAAGAGAAAATGTAGAGATACTTCTATTGGTGGAAATGATGCTATTAACTGTTTACCACAATTTTGTAATAACGATGATATTCCATATGATTTAACATCGAGTAATGCAACTGGTGGTTATTTAGATGGAAATAATTCTAGTGGTATAGGTCAAATGGGCAGAGTTTATAGTCAGATGTATGATGATACAAAACGGATTGCATATTTTACATTTGGTGTTCCTAAATTTAATAACGTTGCTGATTTCTATTCAAAAGCAGTTAGTGATAAATTACTTAATTTAATGAATAACGGCGAGTCTAGTGTTACTATTGGTAATCTTGTTGGTACAGTTATTGGTACAATTATTAAACTTCCTGCTCTTCCGCTTATCTGGATTTATAATGCTGTCCAAGGCGCTACAAAAACACCTATTACAAAGTACTATGATTTTAAATCAACTATGCCTCTGTATTACAGATGTGTCAATTCGTTTCTTATTTCATTAGCAATTAATATGGGTTTGTGTAATGATGGATATTTTACACAAGGAAATGCTAAATTAAATTTAGATCAAAATGGTTCACAAACAGAACCGACAAGTACAGCACAAGAAGCTATTGCAGACTCTGTTGCAAGTAGTCTTTCTCCAGGTTCTGCTACTGATATGCCAGATCTATTTAGAGATTATGGATTTGATATTTTTCAGATCATGTTAAGAAAACATAAGTATGAAGATGTTAATTTTAATATTGGTAGCATGTCTACAGATCAAGCGTTGCAGAACTTAATGAGTGGTTCGGTTACAACCGAAGATACTAGCGGAACTATCACAGATGATACAAGTACTAGTACTACTTCTATTATTGAAGAATTTACAGACGATTTTATTACACAATTCGGATCACAGGTTGTTGGTACTCTTTATGATGCCGCATTATTTGTTGGGTTTAGAGTAGAAAAAGGCACTGATACATCTGAATCATTTGGTAATCAAACTGGTAAATCAGCTATGGAAGAAAGTGTTAACAGTAGAATAAGTCAAAATAGAGGAAATATTTTTAATACCATGGCTGGAAAATTATCTGGTACCGCTTTAGATGGTTTTGTTAAAGCTGGTATTGATGTTGCTAAAGGTGTTGTAGAAGGCGCTGGTCTTCAGGGTATTGAAAATGTTGTAGCCGGAACTGCTTATATAGACTTTCCTGAAGTTTGGATGAATAGTGATTTTAGCAGAAGTTATAGTTTAAATCTGTCATTAAGATCTCCTTATGGAGATCCTTACTCACTGATGCAGAATCTTTATATTCCATATGCTATGTTGTTTTGTGCTGCTGTTCCTAGGTCGGCTGGTCAGGCTGCATATACATCACCTTTCTTATGTCGTGTTTATTGTCGTGGTATGTTTTCTATTCCATTGGGTATTATATCTTCTATGCATGTAAAACGCGGTGCTGATCAATATGGATGGACATATGGTGGATTACCAACATGTCTTGATATTAGTATGGATTTAAAAGATCTATCTCCCGCTCTGTATGTTGCTATTGGTGGTGATGCAGATGGTATCCCTGATATCTTTGGTGCTAACTCATCATTCCAAGAATATATGGCTACGTTATCTGGTATTGGTTTGAAAGAACGCATGTCTTTCTTTATTAATATTAGAAAGAAAGCTGAATATATACTAAAGTTACAATCTGCTACTAAGTTATCTCCTTTCTATTGGGGTATGGTCGCTGGTGATTCATTACCAGGAAGATTGATATCTCGTTTTATTCCATCTCGACTTAATACAAACTAAGTTTAAATGACATAGAGGGACCACGAGGTCCCTCTATGTTGTTAATCATGTTTTAAAATTATAGTATAGATTTGGCCCATTTTAAGGGATATCCATCATGGATTTCAAAGAGGCAACAGATTCAGTTTTGTCATATCTATTAGACGTTTGTTTTAGTAAATTATCAAGTCTTCCTACTTTGGGAAAAGAAGATATTAAAAAGATCATCGATACTCTAATTATTGAAAAGAAAGCTACTATTGCTGTAAATACAGATCTTGGTATTTGTGTTACTAGACTTGTTGATTTCGGCAATTGGGATGATTATTGCTATGGTATCGTTGATACGGTTGCTAAAGATATTGCTAAATATATTAGTACTAATTTACATTTCATCAGAAATGATGCTGTTGATATTGCTACTCATATTTCCAATAAAATTGAAAGCAATTTACCAAATGTTGAAGACCCGATTATATATGAAAAGAATATTATTGATTGGGGTCGCTTAAATGATGAAAATTTGATGTCTAATGTTTCATTGATTTTAAATAATAGATTCAATATGGAATCTATTGCCTCCACTGTCGGTTCTTCTGTAATTGCTATTAATAGAATTAAAAATTCTAAGATCAAAACAATCCATACTGATTATATTACTAAAGTTCTTAAATCGACAGAGTGTAATGAATTTACCAGTATTCTTACTGATAATATTTCTTTTGCTAGATTTGTCATTGACTTAGCAGATAAGTTAGCACACGCCTTTTATAGAACTAATCTAAAATCAATTATTGAAAAAATTGATTACTATGAAGATAAAATTATTCATCTTGGTGCCGACAATGAATTTGGGGAATCTGCTCCCGCTCTCGATGAAAATATTGAAGTCTTAAAAGTTGTTATTATGTTAACTCGTTATGTTCTCAATTACTATCGTAATATCAATAAAGATGTTTTATTCTTTGATAAGACCACGATCAATTCTGATGCTTTACATGATGTTGACCACGATGCTGTTGATTTATATTCTATCTTTATCAATAGTAGTAAGTATAATGGACGAGATGTTCGTTTTGGTGTCACGAAAGATTATGTTAATTCTTCTAAAGAGAATCTTAAAGATATTGTTGAAGCTACACAGAATGAGCGCAATAATAATTTTAAAATCATCTATGAGAATAAACAACGTGAATTGTTAATTTATGAGATGAATATGTATTATAAAGACTTGATTGAAAAAGATCCTAGAGCTAATATTCTTATTGATAAATTGAATGATTCTATTGGTTTATCGATCAGTCTTTTGAATACAAATTCTCTGGTTGATATTTTGGTCAAATTTGTTATTGAAATGGAAGATAATAAACTTATGAAATTGTTATATACTGCCATTAATTATTATATCAACAAATTAGTTGATGTTAAAGAAATCTCTTCTGAAGACATCGCAACAACTTTATATTTGGGAACTGGTGATACTATCTTGACTGTTATCGAATAATCTATTTATGACTTGATCACGGGAAGGGCGTAGGCCCTTCCCGTGATAAGTACATCTCAATTTGATAATTTAAATGTAATATTAATATTAGGCTCTAACGACAATGTATTTGCAATAGGATCACAAACAAGTTGTAATGGGATAACTGGAATCATATTTGTATTCTGATTAAACAAAGTTTGTAGTGAAGTATCGCCGTTGATACCATTAACATCAGCAGATGTAATCTGATCGGGGAATGCATTTTCAATTAATGATTCAATATATGTCATTGATATAGTTTCTTCTGTAAGAACAACATTTATAATATCGATAACTTTATTCTTAATAACATTCTGACTGGATTCACTATCTATAACAGACATTGTCACATAGAGAGTCATATCAAATATCAAGCCAATATCAACAGTTGTTGTTTTACCATTTCCAATATATAAAGTAATATTTCCAATTGAGTTATTAGGAACAAAGTACAACTCTGTTCTTTCTAACAAACTATTTTGCATAGTTGTAATAGTAGTAAGGTACGAATTGACAACAGAAGATAAATTCGATACAAAGGATATATCTGTTGTATTATCACTATAAAACAGTCTAATATCAAATAACATTGAAGTGATGTAATATACTAATGTTCTATCGGCCATAACAATAGGATTGCCAAACTCATCTAATACTAAATCATTGATATTGTGTTCAATTATTTTATTTCCTGTAGCATCTAGAACAAAGTCTCCACTATTATGAATAATTGTTAATTCAGGAACTCCATTATTAATTGTATATGTAGGAACCCCAGTACTATCAGTTGCATATACATCATTCTGATAGGTATGATAAACAGTACTGATATATTTTTTATATGTTTGTGAACTATAAGAAGCATCTGTAATATTAAAGATTGTATTTGATAAATTAGTACCAAAAATAATATCAATAGATTGTTTACTAATACCAATATATTTAGTATAAGGACTTATTAATGATCCAGTAATCGTAGAGTCAATAGCTGCTCCAGTGATAACACCAGGAGCTACTAAAAAATAAACTTCAAATGTAGTTTCTAAATCTATATAACAATCTGTAGTATCTGTTTGTGTTTGATACAATGTTGTTTCAAAAGTATCGTCATTTTTAATAAGGTATGTTGTTGGAATAGACACTTCATAAACATACATGGAAGAACCATTTGTAGCAGTCTGTATTCCGCCATATGTTGCATAAGCATACATGCTACTACTATCAGAAGCAACTGTTTTTAAAAGAACAACAACATTAGATTGATCAATAGCTGTCATATCTGATGTAGGAATACACCCTAATGTAATATTAAAACCACCAGTACCATTATCTAAATGATTAACGATCACATCGACAATAGAGATCTGTGCACTCACATTTGAATTTTCAGCAATGAAATTGATATTATTACATTTAGGAGAAGTAAGATCATAAGAAACTGAAACGGGATAATCTTCTGATAAATATGTTACAATATGGAAAGGACATTTTAAAATAGTTTCGTTGTTTAATAATGTTGCCAGGTCAGTTTTTGATAATTTATCTAAACCAGAAACATATGTATCTGTTAGTGGGGTTGCGACCATACTTATTTTAGAATATGTATAATACATTGTTGGTAGTATAGTTATTGTATTACTATTAAAGTTAAGAATAGATTTAATGTCTGAAGTATTTGTTGTATCTATTTGAATATTACCATTAACTAAAGGAACATATGAATTGGCACCACCAGAAATAGTAGCACTACCATTAAGAATACGAGATGTGATATTATCAACATATCGTGTTAATGTAAATCCATTCTTAGCAAAGAATGTTTCTAATTCTTCTTCTGTCACAGGGACTGAATCATCCAGAGCATCTGCATTAATAGCTGCTTTTAACTGATCAAATGTTAATGCACTAGAACCTCCTGTAATAACAGTATCTAATGGAGTTAAACTCAATGTTGATAAATTCTTTAAAATAGAAGAATATGAAGTCACATCATAGAAATCTAAGTTAAGATCGATATTACCAGTAGAAGACTCTACTGATGTAATAACATAGTCTAATGATCCTTGTGTTGTATATGTTTCAATTAATATCTTGTTTCCCATAAGTCCACTAGAAAAATAAACTGATGGAATAGTTACAACATAAGACGATATGTCTGAATAAATATCAAGCTTAGCTGTAGGAACAGTAACATCATAAACATCTTTTGTTAATGTATATTCAATTTCTTCCCATGCATTATTTGTTCCAGTATTTGTATAAATCCTAGCAGCATAAAACTGATCAGTATAAGGAATAGACATATTAAAACCTTCAGTATCCGTAATCGTTTTTTGACTGACGGATACATCAAATTGAAAAACAGGGATGTCTATACTAATTAGACTTAATAATGAAAATGAATATGGTCCAATTGTTGTCAAAACATTAGATGATAATGTATAAAGAGGATTTATAACTGAAGTATCCCAATAAATATTAAATGTGTTTGTAACACTATTGATATCTATATTGATAGGATAATAAATACCAAATGTTAAATTTCCAATTGTAAAAATAGTTCCTCTCGGTATAACAACTCTATTGTACTGAGAATTATATTTAATAGCATTACTAATGAGGTAATTTGCATCTAGAGTAACACGTACTGTTGTATTAGCAGGTCCTGCTGTAATTTTTACGAAATCGAAGTTACTAACATGATAGAGCAGTTCTTTCATAGTTGTAGCTCTTTGAGCATAATAAACATTATTAGCACTTTTGAATAGATTAACTGATTGTGAACACATAGAAGACCCAGCTTCTAATAAATTACAAAAAGCATTATTAGGATCAGCGATATCATATATTCCATTTTGTCTATTGGAAATTTCATCTAGAATTTTATAAACCATAGTTCCCGGATTTGCTAATATTTCACTTCCTAATGTAATATCATCAAACATCGATCTTGTCTCCTTTAGACACCCATAGTCTCTTTCATAGCTTCAACAGATTTTGATGGTAACGTTGAATTTACTGTAATGTCTTCAAACATTGATTCTATTTTACTTTTATATGGGTTGTCTAATGATTTATCTGTTAAGAACACCATTTCATTCATACCCACTTTCTTACTATTAAATAAACCATAAGTATCAACATATGGAAATCCGATATAGTTATAATTTGAAGAGACTGGAACTTTTGTATAACTTTGTATATCAGAAATAGTTTTATCTCCGCTGAACTTCATAGTAACTCTATTAAAATCTTGAAATATCATAGGATTCATATATTCTATTTTATTACAGAAGAAGTTTACGCTTAAATTAATATTCTCATGTAAGAATGCTTGTTTTTCACTATGATTAAATGACTGACCAATAGGGTGTGATTTGAACATACATCCAGTTGCTTTAGCCCATTTTGTAATATACTGTCTTGAAGGATCTAAAATAAATCTATAAATAGAACATGTATAATTCATTCTTCTTAAGAAGATATCGTCCTGATAAGCAACAGTTAAACCAGTTGGTAATAGTTCAACATAATGCAACCAGTAATATAACAAAGCACTGATAAAACTACCTTGAATATCTCTGAATGTTAAATTTAAATCATATGTTCTATTCAACATATCTGAACCACGAACAAATGTAAAATCTTCACAGAAGAATCCTTCTGCAATTGTTTCAGTATCGAGTGTAGGATCTGGCCAACCAGTCTGACTCATTAATGTATTAGATAATGGGATAAGAAAAGGAGAATTATTATCAATAAATGGACACTGGTCCGCTAATGGTTTAAATACTCCAGAATCTGCTAAATATGTATCCAGCATCATTCTGACTGCAAAATTAATACTTGTAGTATCAATGGTATCTAACATAGCCATTACGTTATCTCGTCTTAAAGAAGGCATAGATAAATTAAGTCTAGGTCTTGTTATAAAAGTAAGACCTGGTGTATCAGTAACAGGCAACATAACATTTCTATTAAATCGATCATACGATGCCAAAATGTTTTCATATTGATACTCAGAACTGCCGAAACCCGAATACATAAAAGATTGTTTTGTAAGAAGATCCATTATTTCTTGGTGTTCGCCATCATAAAGACTTATATTTCCAGTACTAGCTTTTTGTATTTCATAGTCGCCCATATGGAATTCGCCTCCATAAAGTGTACAAATCATAGTATATTTTAAAAAGATATTTTATAGATTGTGGAATTATAAGGATTTCCAAAATGGCTATTCCTGCCGTGCTTACTGCCGTCTCTGGCGTTTCGTCTATGCTTAATGCTGTAAAGTCATTAGGTGTTAAAACTCCAGAAGGTGAGGTTACTGTTGGTGATGTTATTAATGCCACTAAAGATATTAAAGATAGTGCTAATGTAAGTCTTTTTTCATTTGCTAAAAAGAGCATGATCATAAGCCGTATTTACATCGACGAAACTGTTGCTTCTGAACCTATCATGACAGATGTCGTTAAAACAACACACAACTTATTTGCTGCTCTTGTCCTTAATGCTCTCCAGATGAACAATTATGTTACCGGTGGTAAGACTATTGAAAGCATGATTAAGGTTGTCGCTACTGAATCTCTGACAAAAGAACATGTTTCTTCTATTGCCGCTTTCGAAGCTATGAATACAACATATAAAACAAAAATTAAATTAAACAGAAATGTCTTTAGTTTAGAAGATTTAAAGGAAGATGAATTTAAATATAAGCAGCAAAAAGATGCTGTTGATTACATCATCGACCATAGTAAAGATGCTTATAAAAGAAATAAAGATGAACAAGATCGTACTCATCAGGACAATCGTGATAAGACACAAGATGAGAAAGATCGTTTGGCTCAGAAGAGCAGACAACAAGATACAATGCTTAAAATTATGGATCTTGAAAATAAGAATAAGCAGACTCCTTATGGTACAAAAGGCCAGGTTGTCTCATTAGCTGGTGACAATCATATTCCTGCTGGTAAAGTTATTGAAGTTACTCTACAGAACCCTGATAATCATCACGCCAATGTCACTATTAATTTATTAGTTCAGATGTCTCCCTACATCATGCCGATCCGTGTTGCTATTGAAGCTATTAAACTGAATGTTGTTCATACATTTATGCAGCGCTACTTACAGTGGAAGACTGGTGAGATTTCTTTCTGGGGCGATCTTGTGTTTAATATGGATGTTATTCGTGATCGTAATAAAGCTATGCGTCAGGATAGCACTGGTATTCTATCTGAGATGGCTAAACAGCAGACTAAAAATCGTGGTAAAGCATATGCTAATATTGCTTATAAGCAAGCAGACCGTTCTCGCAATTTAGCAAATGCTGTCATGGTATTTAGCGGCGATGCTGCTAAATTGGCTCAGGCAGAATCTGGTTTTACATTTGAAAATAAAGAAATGCGCGATGACTTCTTTGCTAAGTCTTTTACCATGATGATTATCATTGTTGATACGATGTACAATACTGTCACTATGTATTACAATGGTTTAGATACTGTTTCTACATTTACATTTGATCAAATGAAAACATCTGCTAAGGGTGGTGGGAACTTAGATATTGTCTCTGTTCTTAATGCTTTAAACCAGGGCAAGGCTCCTAAGTTCTAAGAAAGGTTCTTTCCATGAAATTTATGTTAGGTGGGTTCTTCTCCCGCATCTTCAAGTCTAAGAAGAATTCTATTCGTAAGTCTGATTTATTAGATATTATTGATATCAATCTTGAAAATGTTGACGATATGATCGATATCACTTCTAAGAGTATTGATGTCTTAAAATCTTTAACGGTTATTATTAGAAATAAGAAACAGAACCATAACATTTCTGATTTTTATAATCATTATAGTAATTTCTTGAAGTTGACAAATACTACAGTTGCTGGTTTAGAATCTAAAGCTATGTTGAGTTCTTTTATTACTCTATTTAAGATCATGGAAAACGATTTGACAATTATTAGAAATGAATTTAATACTGTTTTTAGTGCGGGAACAGACCCTACTGAGATTACTATTGAACAGATGAAGATGTCTCATGCTTCTTGTATCGGTTATATTCAGTTCATTCCTAAAGTTATCAACTTTTATACTTACATGTTTGATTACATGATGGCAGATGCTACAAATACAGTCGATACTGTTCCTCGGTATCGTATTGAAGAAATTATTGCAAATACGAATGCTGTTGCTTCATTCTTTGATATTCTATTCAATCGTAGATCTGGTCAGACTATTTTAACTGAAATTGAAATGATGCGTAAGAATAATAATGACTTCTTTATTCAGACGGATAAAGTCGTTATTGATGATACTGTTAATTTCAATGATTATAGCATTGCTATTAAAGGGTTATTGAATACTGGATTTGCTGTATTCTCTCCTATTTTGTTTGTTATGGATTCTATTGAAAGTGTCAAGCGTCGTATTAATGAAGAACGTAAATATAGAAAAGATTGGTTATTGGCTAAGATTTCATTATATCGCCAGATGATGCAGAAGTTGGATACTGAATCTGCCGATTATAGAAAACTCGAAGAATTGGTTAATAAATTGAATGACGAAGTTACAAAATGCGATAAGGCTATCCATGATTTCGAGGTAGGCCATGGCTAATTCAAGACTCGATAGACAGGCTGATATTAAGAAATTCAAGTTACTGAGTAGTGATTCTGATATTGCTTATTTTATGATTATGGTTCTTAAGTATACCAATCTACTAAGACGGTTTAATGATAAAAATTATGTATTTGAAAAAGGTATTCATTATCTACATGAATTCAAACAGTTCTCATTGACACCAATGCCAACTGAATTAGATTATGATGAGCAGTTTGGTGTCTATGGTAATAAAACTAAAAATATTCAGAATACGGTTTTACAGAAATTTATTTCATCTTCCATTAATACAAATATTATGACAATGTATGCTGGTCTATTTAAATGTATTGATAGAATGACAACTGGTAGATCATTATCAGTAAATATTGATACATTAGATCCCATTTCTTTAGAATATGTTAAATCTATATTGAAGCTAACTAATTTCAATAATACGAAAACTATAAGTGGCGATAACAATATTCTTTATAATTTGGAAACAACACTTTATAGTACAATGATTGGCTCTTTAAATGGTGTTGCAAAATCCATTTCTTATATCAGCCCTTTTATTGACAAGATAAGAACTATCACAACATCTGAAGTATTAGAGTTTAAAGATCATGTAAGTATTTTAAGAATTTTTATCTATATCATTTGCAGAATGACAAATACAAGTATAAATGAAATTGAATGTAATTTTAAACATGTTCATCATAGAAGATTAGATTTTAAAATATCTAATAGCACACTATTGTGTGCTCCTATTTCTCTTCCTGTTATCAAATCTATTCCAGAAGAAAATTATCAAATTTCGAATGATGGTAGTGAATACCTTATTGCTATGGAAGATTATTTCTCTAGATTAGCAGGCTTGTATACACGATTCAATGAAGACAATGTTTCAGTCATTAATAAGAAGTTAAAATCTCCGTTATATACTACGAATGCTATTTGGGGCTAGTATTTTTCACAGACACAAGAACGAGTCAAAAATCATGGCAAATACAAAAAAGCGTATTTCACTATCGAATGTCATTTCGATTGTGTCTCAGTTCAAGGATGCGATCAATGGTGTTCGTAGTGGCCTTGAGAATATGCAGCATATTAGCTGCGAATTGAAAGAATCTCGTCATATCGCTAATGTTCTCAGACACGGTGGTATGAACAAATCTATTATCTCTATTATTAATCCTGGTAATATTCACACTGGTTCTATTAAATCTATGCCTGCTCAAGAATCCCTTGATGATGTTGATGTCGATCCTACAGATCGCCGTGTTGAAAGTTTAACTTCTGAAATAGATGATATTAATGATTCCAATAATACTCGTATAAAGGATTGGTTGGGTAATGTCAGAGATAACCTTGGTGAAGTCTTCTCGAAACTCGAAGACAATGTTGCTCTGCTTGATGCGCAATTGGATAAAACTTCTGCTCGCCTTTCCACGAATAGTGTTGAAAATACTGAAGTCAATAATACTGCTCTTGTTGCGATCAATTCTTCGGCCTTGTTAGAAAAATTAAATGTACTTAAAAATCTGATTAAAGATATCGATATTAAACACATTGATCCTCTGGATAATGATAGTATTAATGCTGTTGCTGAACATCTGAAATCTTTTGTTGAAGCTCTCAATCCTATTACTGGTGCTCAATATGATCAGTCTTCAAATACAATTATTCATTTAAAAGATAATATCAAAGAAAATTATATTGAATCGAAGGGTACTGTCAATAATCTCGGTTACAGTTACCAGAATGTTCTGGAAATCATTACCGCTGCTGATGAACTCTGTGATGAACTTGAAGTGCTCATCGGTCGCGCTGAAGGCATTTTGACCAATGTCTCTGACATGGTCAACTATGCTCATGGTGTCGACAATGATGTTCCGCCTCAGGTTGAAAATGCTATTGGTAATGAGGATGATATCGAGACACCGTCAAACGTGTCACAAATCGACATCATTCATGATAATATAGCTCATCACGTATCGCTGTTTATCGAAACTATTGATGCTGCGTTATCGTGCATTTCTTGTGTTCTGCATGTTGCAGATCCGTTTACAAAGAAAGAGGACATCATGCCTGATATAGATGAAAACTTGGACATCGTCACCGACGCCGAAGACATTCTGGATGCCGATCCTGCCAATCTGGTGGTCGAAGACGAGGAAGTCGAAGTTCCCGCCGACCTCGAATTCGGTGCTGTCGAAGATGCTGAGCTGGCTGGCGAAGGCAATGGCGCCGAGAACACCTTCGAAGATCCTATCGATCTGCCGGAAAAGACCGAGGACAAGCTGGAAGGTGAAGGGTTCGAGGACCCCGAGAACGACGGCCAGCATCATGAGATCAACAACGACGATCCCGAAAATGCCGGCAATGGCGAACGCCATGAAGAAGACTCGGCCGGCGCCGAAGTCGATCCTGAAAACCTGTAATTTTTCAGGCTGATCATATACCAGGTGGAGCATTGCTCCACCTGGTATAGATTTTCTTATTATTTTAGACCACTTTATAGATCATTTCTTTTTTATACGAAAGGACAAAAATGTTAACATATGGCTTTGAACGCATTTCTTTTCAAAATAATAGTAAATTAGCTAAACGTATTTTTACTTGTGTTAATGATACAATGATTAAGTTAGAGGATAAATATAATGAAGTTAAAACATTTACGATAGGAACTGTACATCCATATACTGAAATAACTGATAAGTTTAAGAAAGAGTTAGAGACTATTGTTTTTGAAGAAACCGGAGTAAACAATCAAGTTTTTGTAGATCCTTCTTTAACTTATTTTAATGGGGCTATGTTAACACTATTTGATCCTATCATTGAAAAAGATGATTTAAATTCTCATATTTATATTACTGATGCTATGCAAGGAACACATAACGATATAGAACATAATAAATCTAATTATAATTCATATAAACAAACATTAGAAATAATTTCAAATAATTTAGATCTAAATACTTCAAGATTAAAGTCTAATGTTTCAAAGATAAGATCAAAGTTATTTTTATATTTATCAGTATTAATGAGTAAGTGCTTATATCCTGTTCATATTACACCAGAAGAAGTGACTGCAATGATCTTACATGAAATTGGTCACACTATGACATATATTGAATTATGTACAGCTATGTATCATAGATGTGATATTATTTCAAATTCTGTAAAACTATTACAATTAGAAAAAGATGATGAAATTTTAAATAAATACGGAACTGATCTTATTGAAATCATTAAGAATAATAAAGACCTAACAACTATAGAAAAAGAAAACTTAATTAAATTGATAACTGACGATAATAAGAATAAAGCATATAATTTAGGAATAGCAACCATCATTACTGCTATATCCGATAAGAAACTTATTTCAGATAAAAACTTTCAGAATGCTAAAGTAAGTGATATCGTATTAACTAAATTAAACTTTGCTTATATAGAAAGAATAGCTGACGAATTTTGTGTTAGGCATGGATATGGTCATCATCTCATCTCTGGGCTTGAAAAATCTAGAAAATATCAGTTAGGAGATTTCGATACTAAGTATGTACCGTATGTAAGAACTGTCTCTACTTTAACATTATTAATGAAATATTTCTTTGGTCCTATTACAAACGGATTCATAAGTGGATACGATGATGATATCTTAAGATGCGAAGAAGTTTATTTTAATACATTAGTTCGATTTAAAGATAGTAATTTACCAAAGGATGTTTCACTAGATTTTATTAATTCTATTAAATCATTGAAGAATACTATCAATGAGATTAAGGAAAGAGATATTCATAAGTTTAGAAATTTGATATTCAGTACTATCCTACGTATATCAAATTCTGGATCATTATCAGATATGTTAGCATCTGCAAATATGATTAGAGATTATGAGATTTTACAGAAGATGACAAACAATCTTATTCGTAATCCTTTTTACTATCAATCAGAACGACTAAAACATTTTTAATACAGTAGTCTGAGAAGGCCTCTCGGCCTTCTCAGACTAGGATATCTATATAAATTGTAATTCGTTTTATTTCAGATATATATTACTATTTTGCATAGATAGATATAGAAGTCTCGTTTGTGCTAGATACGGCAAGGTATCTATAAGTAACTTGAGGAGAGCCATCATGTCACTTAATCCCGAAGATGAACAGTTCGGCGATGATGGCGAGCAAGGAACTCCTAAGTTCGCCCTTCCTCCGAGAGAGCTTAAAGCTGTCCCGTTGGAGGCGACACCCGAACGAGTTGCGGAGCTTAATCGTCGAGGAACGGTTGTTGCCAATATCCTCAACGAACTTGTTCGGCAGGATGAGCTCGCAGGCTTTACGCCGGAACAAATCAAGATCCGACATAAAGCTCAGTACTACCAAGCTTTAGCATTACAGACGCTCAATCCGAACGCCTGCATCACAATTATCGATCCTTTGGAGAATCTCGAAATGCCCAAGAACAACGAAACCCTCGTCGACATCGCCAATTCCCAGGCCGTCAACCTCGAAACCATCGAAGTGAAGCCCGAGATCATTCGACTCGAATCAGGCGAACTTGTGCAGGTCCTGCGTCTGTCGAACGGCCAGATCATTCCGCTCAATCAGCGTGGCGGCATCAACCAGACCACCGGCAATCCCCAGATCATTTCCGTTCCGGCGGAAAAGGAAGAAGAAGAAGGTTATTCCTGGAAGAAGATCGCGCTCGGCGTGGTCGGCCTCGCCATCGTCGGCGGCGCCCTCTATTACGGCTACAAACAAATCAGCGGCAATTCCGAAGCTGTCGGCGATGTGGCCATGGCTCTGGCTGAAGTCTGATCGGCATGGATGGGGGAGAGTAACATCTCCCCCTCCGTCCATACAATTTTATTTTTCTTTATGTGGAGAAAAACTATGGATGACCTCATTGAATGTTATTTGATAATCGATAGCATTCAATTTTATTATACTTCAAAACATGATGGAGTTTGTGTTATTCAGGTTGATAATTACTTTAAAGGAAATAGCTACAAGCCAGTAAAGAAAGTTTATGGAATTGGTAAACCCATTAATAGATTAGAAACTAAAATTTCTAATTTAGAAATGCCAATAAAGAATGGGTACTTATTTGAAAAAGTAGATAGTATCATATATTTTGTTGCTATTGAAGAACGAACAGATATTAAAATAATTTGGGATACCAGAAATACAATTTCATTAGTTGATTTTATCGAGAAGCGAGTACATGCTATTGATGCTATTGACAAGACTTTAAAAAGTAGAATTATTTGGAAACTGGAGAATGATCATGGGTACTGGCGAAACGCTGTAAATTGATGAAGGACGAGGCTATGCCTCGTCCTTCATTGATATTTTTTAAGAAGATGTGTTTGTCACAGTACATTTATATCCAGCATTGCTTAAAATAGTAATGATACTATCTTGTCCATTATTAGGAATATCATAAACATCTATAGTGTAAATGGTCGTATCTTGAATAATACTAAAACTACCATTCTGAATCCATTCATTGGCAAATACAACCAATGTACCATCATCGAGTCTAATTAAGAAATATGTTAATGTCTGATAAGCTGGGATAGCACTATTATTTTTTTGTGCATCTGTATTATACTGAACAATATCACGATACTGTTGAGCAATGTCATACTCAACAATACCACGGATAGTACCAGAATAGCTGACACTATCTTTGTTATTAACTGATGTAAAAACTACTTTATCTCCACGAATACTATCTGTAACATATTGAGTCATTGTAGATGTCATTTATTTAATCTCCGTATTAACCGTATCTGGTATGATGATCTTGGAGGAATTAATGATCTTGGGAAGAACTTCCTTAAATCGTTTGATCATCTCAGAATACGTTTCAATTGGCTGTACCAATACAATATACTCAAGGTCTTCAACAGTAGGAGGAGTATCACTATAAGAAAATATAAGTGTTTTTAAAATAGTAGATTCGGAAAGATAATAAGTTTCTTTGTTATTATGAAGTCTATAGCTGAAAATTTCTTCATCAAAATTAACATCTATGAGATCTTTTCTATCAATATCTGTATGGATAATTTCGAGAAGTTCTCTAAAGATGTGTGCGTATTGAGTAAATTTAGTACTGTATACACAGTTTAAATACATATTAGAAACACCATCAAGAATAAATCCAGATTCAATACTAGAGAGAACAGCACCAAATGAATCTTTAATGATCTGAAAATCTGTTAAGCACTCATAACGAGCACCAGATATCGTAATAATTTTTGGTTTAACACAAACTAGCTTTCTATAGAAATTAATATATTCCCTTGCTAAGATATCATCATTGCCAGAATTAACTTGTTTATTACCAGAAGTGAGTTCTTCAATACGAGCTTTGAGTTCATCGACAAGTTCTGTATAGGGTCTAAACTTATTTCTGTTGAGATAAAATGGATGGAATCTATTGTTTGTCTTTTTATAAATATTATTGATTGTAATAAACTTGTCTTTATAATGAAACGAAGCATTCCGAATAATTGAATTCTCTAAAGGTTTATCATTCATATAGTTTTCAGCAACAGAATATTTACCAGAACAAGCAAGAATAGCTTTGAATAATAAAGCACCCTTTCCGGCCATAACATTACCCATAGCTGTAATAGGAATGATTTTGTTCTTATGTTTACGATTATAATTACGAGTAATATCATAAACTTGAGAATCAAAGTTGGGGCACATAAGAAGTAATGTATTTTTAAGTTCTTCTTCATTTGTAATTCTTGTCAAATATTCCATAACCAGTGTATAATCCATAGAACCTGGAATAAGAGCGTCTTCAATAACAAGAATATCGCATTTCTTATATATGCACTGAGTATCTAGTTTATAGTTCATATAGTCTTGGTTAAGTGTACCGTTAAACATAAAATCATAATTTTGTTCTTCAACTGTAAATCTCTCAGAGGTTTCAAATGGAATCTGATTAACTGTGAACATACCATTAAATTCTTCAGGTAGGGATTCGACAACATCACAGATAGCTCTAGCAATCTGATGATCGAACTTAGAAGAAATCATAGCTTGGTTATATGCAACAAAACGAATAGCTTCTTCTTTAGTAATATTAAAATGTTTAACAAGTGAAAATTCAGAATTGTCTATGGTAATGGCACCATCTTCAATACACGATTCGATAAAATCAATAAAGGCATTTAATTCATTAATGATTTCTTTGGATGATTTAATATCATTAGAAATAATATTTAGAAATTTAAAATTCTCACGTTTAATTCTAAAGAAATGTTCAATGATACTTAGGAAAATATACATAGTCGATGTAGTACCATCTTTAGCTTTATCATCAATTCTATTTCCAATATACTTCAACAGATCAGAGATGTGATGCTGAACTCCATTAGCATATTCAATAGAACTAATAATCGTAATACCATCATTCGTAAATAAATTATTATATTTTTCTCGATAGTTATTTCCATTAAATAAAACAATCATAGCATCAGATGCATCGGGGCCACAATGTTCTGACAAAAGATCTTTCATTTTAACACATGTATCAATAACAAAATCAACAAACTTCTTACCACTGATAATATTTAAACTATTCTTATCTCTATTCAGATTTGTTTTTTCTGACATACTTAATACCTTCCTTGTCTAATTTTTGTTTTCTTTGTTCTTCTTCATATTCTTTAATACGACGTTCATTATCTTCTATGATTATTTTTTCTAATACAGTAAATCTATGATACGTTAATTTCATAGTTTCTTTTAAGTTTAATCCAAACTTAGTATGCCATTCTGTATTGAATAAAATATTAGCTACCTTCTTATAAAGTTTATTAAACTCCCAATGCTTAGATCTATTATGAAAACCAACATCTGACATATATGGTAATAGTGAATCAATATGAAGAGTTTCTTCATTAATAGCTTGTAATAGCGAAGTTCTTACAATACCGTAAATACCTCTTAAATTTAATTCTCGAATAAGATTCTCTTTTTTATTAATACTTGCTTCTACTTCTTCTTGTGTAACATCATCAATCGAGTCTGCGACTGAATAAAAAAAGTGGTTTCGGGGTCCACCGTATAAAACCCTTCAGAATAGGTTTCAGGAGTATGACCACAATGAGGGCAAGATTTAACCGGATAGCAAATATGAGAAATCTCAGACTTACCAATAAACTTTTCAACATCTTGAGGAAGATTACATCCAGGATTACGCTTAAACAGAATAGATAAACCTTCATTAATAACAGATTCTTCAGTACTTTCTTTATTCACCTTACCATTCTTAACAATACGGATTTTACTAATATAGGGAACGTATGATTTAAATAAGGAATACTTCAAAGCAATATCAATTGAATCTCTACGCTCTTTATCATTATTACCATGTTCTTGTGCAATGATTTCAGAAACAAAACGACGGCCATATTCAAGATATTGTTTAATAGACGGAATACTGAATTCAAATTCAAACTGAACATTATCAGAAACAGTATAACGACCAGTGTCTTTGAACCCTAAGAGTTCTTGATACTTGGTATACATATCAGGAGTAACAGTTTTCATGCTCTTAAGATTAAAGATATTATCAACCTTCATTTTACTAAAATCATTACGACGAAGTTTAATGATATTAATCAGTTCAGTGACAGAATTATTGCATGACGTACAAACATAAGTATAATTATAACCTTCGGGATGCATAAGCGCCGCAAGTGTCAACATAATAACAGGATAATCAGTAATCTTAATATTTGAAATAAGAGTGTCTTCGAGACGCCAATTACTCAGATTAGTCCCAACTGTAGAATCTAAGAACAGACGAGTACCTTCTTCTTTAATAAAGAAATCATTAAACAAATAGAAAACAACACCAAGTTCACGACCATAAACATTAATAGATTCATAGGCATTATTAAAATATGCATTTAATTTATCCATATCAGGATGTGCCAATTCAATATTAAAACCACTATTCATAAGAGGAATACGCATACAGTCACTAACTTCGAACCTGACTTCATTAAGACCGTCAATAGAATCAATAATACGAATATCATTATGATCAGTAGGTTTAACAGTATAGCGATTACCAAGAATACCTTTACCCTTATCATCGATATATGTAGGAGCAAACATACTCTTATTTTCAATATCTTTAATAGCTAATTGTCGGCGAATAGCTTCTGTTTCAAAAGGAGTATTATTCTGAGTACCACGTACTGTATTAATAAATGCCTGAGCGACAGGATCGGTATCGATCTTATCTTCGGGAATATCACTGAAATAAGCATTCATTGCCTTAATAACATCTTCACTTTTCTGACCAATAAAATACCCTGTATTCTCAGCCATTAATTCAAAATTAGCTTTATCGACAATATCGTTTTCAGTTTCCACTGAACCATCTTCGGCGATTTCGTCGTAGAAAGGCTCAGCTTCAACATCGTCGATATCATCAGAAACAACAATAACTTTATTTTCTAAAGGAGTTTTATCAGAAGAATTATTAGTTTCATTATTTGATTCGAGTTCAGTAGTTAAAGATTCTTCATTACCACTAACGCTATTAACCACACCACCACTTCCACCATCCATGGTAAATGTTGGAGTTATTTTTAAAATATCTTTATCTAACAGATTATCAGTTTTGTTAGGATCGTCGGACATTTTACACAGTCCCTTTCTTTTTTGGGATGACGAATGATAGACACCTTACATCATACATTTCTACATAATTTTCTTCTCTTACATATGCACCATATCGAATACCAGATTCGTCTTTAACTTTATAATAAACTATATATATTTCAGTAGTGTCATTTAGTGGTTTTAAGATATTATTACCAGCTACAAAAAGAAATGATAGCTGATTATATTCATTATTAAGATTGAGAATACTAAGCTCTTCTGGCTCTTGTTTATGAACAAAACTATTAGTATTTTTTGGTATTGTTATTTTTACTTTAGGATTTAATGTGTTATCGAAGAATTCATTAATACTTTTTTCATATTCAGTTATAATGCTTGATATAATAAAGAATTCGTCACATATACCACAGATACGTTTCTTAACATCATCTTTGTTAATATAAATGTTATTATCAATATGTTCAATAACAACGCCATCAAAATTCCACTTTAATTTATTCATAAAAGCTGTAAATTCATTAATATAAAAGACATAACATTTATTCTTTTTAAAATCGAATAATTTAAGGAATTCTGTGAAAATTGCTTTTTCTTCTTCATTTAATAAATTAACAACACCTATAGAAAATCGAATATCACCAAATTCAAACCTAGACGGTTTTGCATTAGATAAAAGAATATGATCATCCTTAACAAGATTAATATACATATATTGTAATTTTCTATTAAAAGGTCTTTGTAGATACTCTTGAAAAATATCTTGAAGTTTATATTTTTTTCGTTCTTTAGGTTTTTTCGTCATTTTTTGTAAGATTGAGTTCAGAAATTGTTTCTCTTAATTTAGCATCTACTGCATTAATACCATCATTAAGTTTAATAAGACTATCGGCAGATGTATGACTAGGTTCGGTAATCAGATTTTTCATACCATCAGAAGCAAGAGATAAAATAGTTAATGTGTCAGAGGTGGAATCAGTAACACCGAGCTTTGAAATACCATCGATAGTGTTATCGATAGTCTTCAGACGATCGGACTGATGATTGAGCTCTTTTGTGATATTTGGGCAAGTATCGACCATAGTGTCCTCTAATTTTCAAGATGTTATTCCTCATTGGGTTCTTACGGAATCATTACCTTGGAGATTTCAGTCTTATAATGTAATATGAAAATTTATTAATATACTAATAATTAACGAATTTATCTTATAAGAATTCTAGAATATATGCATAGGAGTTTGTGTTCATGCTAGAATATTTTAAACAACACGAATACAAAAAAAAGCGTACTACACTAGCAATTTCATATGTTCAAAATATTGTTTCGTATATTAAAACCATGAACCCTAATATGTCAGAAGACCTTATTAAAACATTTGTAACAAATTATATTAAAGAAAATATGCAAAGACCTACTATAGAAATTATTGATCATCCTTCATACGGAAATGCAGAATTAAAAACAGTTGATCTATACGACCATGTTAGAAAACATCAATATAAGCTTATTACTCCTTGTGGTACTATTTATCAGACTCCAGACATTAAAGAAAGTTTTCTAAAAGTAAAGATCAATAAGAATCTAGCCAAACGTAAAAAACTAAAAAACGAAATGTTAAGAGCAGGTGAAATTGGTGATGAGATTACAGCATCGAAAGCTAATTATGGACAATCACAAGTAAAGATTAATACAAATGCTATCCCAGGAGCTCATGGTTCTGAATTTAATTGTCTATCTGATGTTGCTAACTATAATGGTGTGACCTCTACTGCCAGACATGGTGTCATGTGTGGTTATGCACATACTGAGAAATTTATTAGTGGTAATTTCTATTTTCCTGATATAGAACACATTATTAATTATTGCATCTGTCTTAAAAGAATATTTAACAGAGAACAAGTAGAAAATGTTGTCAATAAATTTAATTTATATATTCCTACTGTTAAAGATATAGTTGATCATTTCTTACAAAGTACCCAATTCTATATCAGAAAAGAATTTATTGAAAGTGATATTTATGATCTTATCTCTAAGTTCGATAATATGGAAAGATGTTTTATCTTCTATGCATCGTGTTTAAAGAATATAGTTATGTTTAATACAGAATTCTTTTTACCTTATTTAGACAAGTTCTTCGATAGGGATAATTTGATTATAGATAATGATGTTAATATTAAAAAGATTAATGACTTCAAAGGAGATCTTAAAAATGTTATTACTTCATTAAATTCTGATCTTATTGACAATTTACCATTAGAAGATGCTATCAAGGATAATCACCCTAATGTAAGAAATCTTATTACTATTGGTGATAGAATGCTTAACCATACAGATGAAATTCAAGATATTATTTCTACATTTATAACAATTGATATGGATGTTGCTGATGCTATGGGTCATCCAAATATGATCAGGCGATGTGTCATTGCATCAGATACTGATAGTGTTATCTTTACAGTACAAGATTGGGTAAAGTGGTATACCGGACATTATTTACAATTTAGTAAGAAAGCATTTAATATTAATGCATTTGTGGTCTTTATGTTAAGTATGTCTATTGAACATTTATTTGCAAGGTTGAGTACAAGTTTTGGTATCGTCGGAAAAGATGCTGAAAGAATTATTATGAAGAATGAATTTCTATATCCTATTATGCTCAATACCCCGTTACCAAAACATTATATCGGATTGATTACAATTCAGGAAGGTAAGATTCTTGCTAAAATTAAACTTGATATTAAAGGTCTTACTTTAAGATCTAGTGCACATTGTTTAGAAACAAGAACCTCTACAAATAAATTTATTGATTATGTATTAGATGGTGCAACTAAAACTGGTAGTTTGAGTGCCGAAGAAACATTTATGTTTGTTTATGAACACGAACAGACTGTTTATAAATCATTATTAAATGGTGATAAGACATTCCTAACAGTTACTCCTATTAATGAAAAAGAACAATATACAGATCCATTAGTTTCAAAATACTTTTATTATTTATTTTGGTCTGAAGTATTTGCAGAAGAATATGGTGAGTTCTTATTACCTTCTAAAGGACACGTTGTTCATTTATTAAATAAAGGAAAGTCTATTAAATCGGAAGCTTATTTAAATTATCTTAAAGAAAAGAATGAGAAGTTATACATCAAGCTTGTCAACTTCTTTGATAAATATCCAAACAAAAATATTAGTTTTATTATTTTTCCATCATCTATTAAAAAGATTCCAGAAATATTTATACCATTAATTAATTATAGACGAATTGTATTTGATAATTCTACTCCTCATTATTTAATTATTAGAAGTTTAGGTATTCCTTTTGGCGATAGTAAAGTTGGTACCATCATTAGTGATATTTATGGACAGGATCTTATTGCCGGTACGGTATCTGGAAAAAAGACTGAAGATGATAGCATGTTAGAAGATGAAGATATTACCAAATTATTAGAAGATGTTGAAGCAGAAGATAATGTTAATGATACAGAGAGTGGTGGTACTGAAGATGATGACGAAGAGTAGGGCTTTTAGCCCTACTCTCTTATTTCAATAATAGAAAAAAATATACTATGACATCCTCAAACATAAGAGGTATACCTTCTATGATTCAGACTGAGACATATGAAAACTTTATATCTAGATTATGTACAGTTTCAAAAAATGTAAGAGATGCTATTGAAAGTCAGTCTTATTTATTATCCCACGATCCAGATAGTGTTACCGATGATGATATTTTGTATTATGCATTAGATATTATTCTAGATGATTTTAATCAATTAGGTATTGAATTCAATTGTAATAGAAATGATATGTTTTCTAACGCTTTACATATTGAATTATTTATTACATTAGCTGAAATTACAAATGCTACCACTTTATATTTATCTATGAAAGATATGGATTTTAAAACAATTATACGATCCATTCTTACAGATGGTGGCCCCGAAACATCAACAGTTGGCGATCTATTACATTTTGTTGGTGTCGTAAATGAAAAGACAAGAGAGACTTTATATAGTTGTTATGAATACCTTATTGATAAAGTATCATCATCTCAGATCTTTGATATGTATTTAGATGGTTTGTTAAAGATAGATGATAGTTCGATTGAATTTGAAATCGATAATGAATATGTTACTAGATTTATGAGAAGGACATATTCTGTCTCTAGACTTTATAATAGTTTGATTTCTGCTTTTAATATTCAATTTAGAAATAAATTCGACATTGATATTCTCTATGTACTGGTCGAGATGCATATTAATTTTATAACATCAAAAGATAATGTTAATCAGTTTGCTTGGCTTGATGCGGTTACTATAGATAAAGTCGGTGGTAATACTATTCTTATCAACGCCCTTATTACCAAATATCAATATACGTTGAATACACTATCTCCTTTATGTATTGGGTATTATAAGGATAAACCTACATTTAATAAACAAACTATATGTCTCATTATTCTATTATCTTCTATTGTAAATACAATCTATGAATTTTCACATATAAATAAAGAAACTTCTAAAGATGTATATATTAAAAATATTTTAGACAACTATAAAGAAAGAATTACAGAAGCTACTGAAAATAACATATTTACAAATGTATTAGAAATGTTGGATATGAAATATGTAAATCAGATCATGGATATTGTTAGATTATTTGACTTTAGTACATTCTTTAGTGCACAGGAAAACATTAAATGATTAATACAGCCAAACATAATTTTATTTTAAACTATGTCAGAAACTTTCTTATATTAGATTTTCTTATTGATGTGTTTACGGAAAGTCAAAAGACTAAAGCAATAGTTATAGAAAATGTTGGTTCTGATGGTAGTGTTAAAGTACAAGTAGAGGGAGACGATACATATCTGTATAAAGGAAAATTATTAAATGTATTAGGTCAACTTTATTATATATTTTCATTTACAGAAAATAATGATTTTGAATCATTAATCGACAATAATGAAACTGATATAACATACGATCCTTATTACAATATGGGTATTTATAAGAATAAGAACATTAATAATATTATTTGCTATCCATTAAACATGACAGCGTCCGGTTTATTTTTTGGTTATGGTGATCATATTCTTATTACAAAAAATGATATTGTAAATGTACCAGATGGAGAACAAATAGAAACATCTATTGGTAGATTGCTTCTTAATTATGTATGGTTAGCAGATCCATTTGGTGATATTATTCCTTACATGAATAACACTATTCGCCCTAAAAAAGATATCGATCCCCTTATTGTTACATTACTGATTGAAGGTAAAATTAAAGTTGATCAGGCGTATGCTTACTCAAGAAATCTTTATTATTTACAAAGAACCGAATTAGCAGTTCCTGCTTTTACTAAAAAATCTATTTGTATTAATCCTGCTATTATCAAGAGACGAGACGAACTCTTAATAGAATATGCCGAAGAGATTAAAAATGGTAATGCTATTGTTATGAATAAAATAGAAGAAGAACTTGTTAGAATGGACAAAGAAGATATTAGTACTGACGTAAGTGCTGTCTTTTATGATCATGATAGTAAGTCATACGAAAATCACAGAAAAAATATGTTTATTACTGTTGGTGCTGTTAATAAGTTTGGTGATGAATCTAACTATAACTTTATTGATAATAATATCGATGAAGGTTGGGACTTTAAGAATTTTGCTACTATCTGTAATGAAATTAGACGCGGTTCTTTTGGCCGAGCAAAAGAAACAGCTAAGGGTGGTGAAGAATCTAAATTTCTTATTCGTATTTTTCAGAATACAAGAATTATTGAAGATACCTGTGATTCTACTAGACACTTGACTCTTGAATTAACTAAGGATAATATTAAAGATTATTATTATAGAAATGTATTATCTCAAGATAATAAAACATACGAAACCATATATCCTGAAAATGTATCAAAGTTTGTTAATAGAACTATTAAGATGAGATCTCCCCAGACATGCTCTACTAAAAATGGTTATTGTTATTCTTGCTGTGGTGAAGACTTTAGACAGATGAATCAAGAAATTATGACTATGAATGCTATTACTGTCGGTACTGAATTCCTTAATCTATCAATGAAGGCTATGCATCAAGCATCGCTTGGATTATTTGAAGTAACATCTGTTAATAAATACCTATATTAGAAAAATAATCTTATAGTAACACGAAACCAACAAAGAGAAAGATCAGAAATATGTCTAAATTTGCTACATATGACAAAAACTCCAACTCGTCATCTGCTGCTGCTGGTTTGACTACAACACAGGTCAGCACACTGACAACGACTCAACTCGATTCTTTATCGACATCGCAGATAAATAATCTGACTACCACACAAGTTGTTGCTTTGGAATCTACACAGATTTCTGAGCTTATTTCAACAGATATTCAGTTATTAACTTCTACTGATATAAGCACTTTAACAACAACTCAGATTGATACTCTTGATACTACGCAGATCAATACATTGACTACAACACAGGTTGGTGAATTAATAACAACCAACATTCAGCAGTTACAGACTTCTCAAATTGCTGCCATTGTTGATAATCAGGTT